AAGACAAGTATGTCGGAATAAGATTTCCGTTGGACCATAGTCCAGAGGGATTTTTCTATAAAACAAAAACTGTATTGGAACAATCAAAAGCAAATTTACAAAATTTGTTATTAACGACACCAGGTGAAAGAATATTTCAGCCAGAGTTTGGTTCACAATTAAAGTTTATTGTGTTTGAACAAGGACAAGATATTCCAAGTAGAATAGAAGAAACCATTCGTTCATCAGTTGATAAATTCTTAGCATACATTAATATAATTAATGTTTTCACCACACAACAAGATAATACAGTTAATGTTTCGATTGAGTTTTCAGTTCCTTTAAATCCTGACACCATTGAAATATTAAATTTTGATTTTAGAATTGGAGAATAAGAATGCCAGATTACGGTACAAATAAAAAGTTAGTTAGTAAAGAAGTAAATTATCTCGGTAGAGATTTTACAGATATAAGAAACAATTTAATTGAGTTTGCGAAAAACTATTTCCCAAACCAATACAATGATTTCAATGAAGCATCACCAGGAATGATGTTTGTTGAAATGGCATCTTATGTCGGTGATGTATTGAATTACTATGTAGATAATCAATTCAGAGAAACACTTTTACAATTCGCTGAAGAAAGAAAAAATGTATTAGCGATTGCACAATCATATGGATATAAACCAAAATTAGCAACACCTGCAACGGTTCAAATGACCGTTAGTGTTGAGGTTCCTGCCAAAGTAGCTGGAAGTGGTGCAAGTACAACTACCGCACCTGACTTAGATTATGCGGGTGTATTAAGTGCCAATTCAACCGTAACTGCAAACAACGGAGCAGAATTTACTTTATTGGATGATGTTAATTTTAAAGCATCGAGTTCATTAGACAGAATGGAAGTTCAATTATTAGACCCAGGTTCTGGAGATGTTGCAACAAATTATAGATTAACTAAAAAGGTATTAGCACAATCTGGCACAAGAGAGTCAGAAGAATTTACATTTAACAATGCAAAAGAATTTGATAAAATAGTTTTATCAAACGAAAAGGTAACTGAAATTATATCAGTAACGGATAGTGCAAATAATAAATTTTATCAAGTTCCGTTCTTAGCACAAGACACAATTTTTGAAACAGACCAAAACACATCATTAAATGACCCCGACTTAGCTGAGTTCGAAACAGACACACCTTATTTATTAAAATTAATTAAGTCATCAAGAAGATTTACAACTTATGTTCGTGATGATAATAAAATGGAATTGAGATTTGGTTCAGGTATTAGTGACAATGCAGATGAAGAAATAATTCCAAATCCAGATAATGTTGGTTCATCATTAGGAAGTGGCGTATCAAGATTAGATGAGGCATTTGACCCAAGTAATTTCTTAAAAACACAAACATTCGGATTAGCACCAAGCAACACAACACTTACCGTAGAATATAATTATGGTGGAAAAGTTGAAGATAATGTTGCAAGTAATAGTATAACTGGTTTCGCAAGAAAGGTGTATACAATTTCTACCGAAGGATTAGATGCGACTAAAAAAGCTAGTGCTGAAAGTAGTATAAAGATTACAAATGAGACCCCAGCTTCTGGTGGTTCTTCATCAGAAACTCTAACTCAAATAAAAGAGAATGCTTCGGCATACTTTAACGCACAGAACAGAGCAGTAACAAAAGCAGACTACATTACAAGAGCTTATTCATTACCACAAAAATATGGAAACATAGCAAAAGCATTTATCGTTCAAGATGAACAATTAGAATTACAAGGACAATTACAAGTTATTGATGGTCAAATAGTTGATTCAAGAACAGCAACAAAACAGCCAAACCCATTAGCATTGAATATGTATTTATTGGGTTATGATGTAAACAAAAATTTAGTTGGTTTAAATAAAGCAGTAAAACAAAATTTAAAAACATATCTTTCACAATACAGAATAATGACAGACGCAATCAACATTAAAGATGGATACATTATAAACATTGGTGTTAAGTTTAATATCATTGTAAAACGAGGATATAACAAAAATGATGTATTGTTTAAAGCAATACAAACAGTAAAACAATTCTTTGCACCAGACAAGTGGCAAATGAATCAACCAATCGTATTGAGTGATTTAGCATATCAGATTTCATTGGTGGACGGAGTAGTTTCTCTTGTTGCACCAGAGATTAATAATCCAAACAGAGATTTAATATTAATTGAAAATAAACACTCAATTCAAAATGGGTATAGTGGAAATGTATATGATATTGGTTCCGCATCACAAGAAGGTATTGTATATCCTTCATTGGACCCAAGTATATTTGAATTGAAATTCCCTAATAGTGATATTGAGGGTAAAGTAGTGGGAGATAGATAATGCATTATTTTGAATTTGGAAAACGAGATACAACACTTTATTCAGGTGGAACAACAGCTTCCATTAATACTGGATTTGACGAAATATTAGAAATTAATAAGGTTGTAAATAATAATGGTACGGTAGGAAATGTATCACGAGTATTGATTGACTTTGATTATTCTTATATATCACAATCAATCGTTGATGGAAAGATTCCTACTACTGCTAAATATTATTTAAATTTATTCGATGCAACTTCTGAAGAAGTTGAAGCATCACAATCACTACACGTTTATATGGTTAGTGGTAGTTGGAAACAAGGAACAGGAAAACTTGACCACGACCCAGTAACTTCTGACGGAGCAAGTTATCAATATAGAGACCACGATGCTAAAACACCTTGGGTAACAGGTTCAGTATTGACCGAGGGTGGTGCTTGGTTTACAGCAAGTATTGATGCTAATCAAGAATATGGTATTAGTTCTTCGTATGATATTTCATTTGATAGAAAAGACATCAGAGCAGATGTAACCGACTTAGTCAAAAATCATATTTATTCAAGTTCAGTATACCCGAACAACGGGTTTATCATCAAAAGAGAAGATAGTGGTTCTTATGGAAACAATCCTGCGACAGCAAGTTTTGACTTCAATACAGGACAAGAGGGTGATAGTTCAAGATTAGGAAATTTAAAATACTTCTCAAGAGAAACACATACAATCTATCCACCTAAATTGGAAGTGGTATGGGATGATAGTTCTTGGAATTCAGGTAGTTTATCACCATTGACATCAACGGATTTGGAAAGACTAAAAGTTTACTTTAAAAACTTAAGACCAGAATATAAAGAAAAGTCTATTGTAAAGTTTAGAGTAGTTGGTAGAGAGTTATATCCAACAACTGCTTTTGCAACAACACCAGCAGAATTAGATGTAAAGTATTTACCAAGTTCATCAACTGAATATGAAATTAAAGACGCTGAAACGGAAGAAGTTATTGTTCCGTTTGGTAGTGGTTCAAGAATTAGTTGTGATACAACAGGTAATTTCTTTAGAGTTCAAATGGACGGATTACAAGCCGAAAGGAATTATCGTTTTTGTCTTAAAGTAGTTAGTGGTAGTGGAACAACTGATGAAGAAATTAACTTCTATGATGATAACTATGAATTTAGAGTGGTAAGATAAAATGCCTTATTTACCAAGTGACGCAGCAAAAAAATCACAACTATATAATAATATTATAAATGGTGATACTCGTGAATATCAAGAAGAAATAAATGATTTAAAAAATAAACAACAAGTATCAGCATCTATGGACGCAAATACACCTTTACGAGATGAAGATGGAATATTAGTTTCATTTGAAAGTGAAACACCAGGCATTTCATTGGAAGAAGATTATGAAGAAGTTCGTTTAGAAAATAAACAATTCTTCTTTACAGGCCAAATAGATAATCAATTTACATATTACTTTCAACCAATTGCAGAAGAAGAAACAAATACAATTCAGTTTGTTAATGAATTTTACGGAGAAGAAAACGGACCTGACATCTCAACAGATTTATTACACAATAAACTATTACAATTCTTTGATGAGAATAGAAGTAAAGGAAACAATGCACAAGGTTGGGAAGAATTCAGACTTAATAGTAAAAGAAAAGCCGCAGGAATAAGTGGAGAAAGATACGGAAAAGTTAAAAAAGATTTGAAAGATTTTCAATATGATGAATTAATTGAGAATCATTTATATAGAACACCACAAGGACAACGAATATGGTTACGATTAGGATTTCCATATATTGTAGACCAATCACCAGGTAAAGACTCATAATGGCACAAGAATATTCATTTACACAACAAGAGCGAAATAATTTATTCGCACCCACTAAAGTTTATAGTAGTTTCGGTAGAGACCACATAAATGACTTTATGATGTTACACGTTTATGATACGAGTGGTAATTTAATCGTAACGAAAGTTCTGGCGTTAAATGAAGTTAGTTTTGAAAATGATGGAGACTTTATTGACATTAATGTCGGACAACATCTAAGAGATTTAGGATTCCAGGAAGGTGAATATGATGTTGTTTACAAGTTTTTAAGAAGACTTGCCGGTAGAGAACGAAATGTTTTTGTAGACGCGAGTGGTAATATCTTTAATGGTGAGGTTCAAAGAAAAGTTATTGGTAATGAAATAAAATTCTTTAAAGGTGGTGATGAAGATAAAGATACTTCATTACAAGAAGAAGTATTTATTAAAGAATATAAATACCCATTAGTAGAAACATCACCAGACAAAACAGAATTTATTTTAGAATTAGATGAAAACCTTAAAGGTCAAGAATACAGAAATGACTTTGTTGAAATGGGTGAAATGATTGAGTATACACCAATCAGTAAAGCCAATTCAGGTCTTATAAAATTTGATTCTAAAAAACCACACATTTTAGAATTCGACATAGATGATACGGATAGGGGATTTACACAAAATATGGTAGGTGGACAAATCGTTATACCGAATATGTATAAGATTACAGGTGAAGAAGACACTACAAATAGTGATGTCGTTCCTGAAAATACAGGTAATGGAACTCTACAAGAACAACTTGAAGGTGGAGCAGCAACAGATTTCCTTGATATAGATACAGAAGATTTAATTCAAATAATGCTAAATGACCCTGACCCCAATGAAAGAGAATTGGCAGATGGAGCATTACAAGAAAGAGCTAACGAGCAAAGGTAATGAAAAAAGGATTTATAGATACAGATATGGCGAACAGAGGAGCCAAGGGTGGTTCTTCTGAGGGTGCTAATAAAACAAGGCAGTCGGTAAGAAACAACCAAGTGATTACTGGTGCGAGGTCAAAAGCAACATCACCAGTAGTACCACCATTGGTAAGACCAACACCACCACCAGCACCACCAGCAACAGATACATCTGCGCCAGGTAATGCGGCAGCGAATATTGCAGCAGCAATTGCAACGAGACCAAGTCCGCCGTTAGTAAGGAAAACACCACCACCAGCACCACCAGCACCAAATCCACCACCAGCTCCAATAGAAATATTTATACCACCATCAATTCCAGATGTGCAATCAACGATTATACCATTGGGGCCAATGTTG